CGCCAATGGTATTGTTATTGGTTATGCTTACTGGATATTGAATTACTAATGCTGTGCCGCCGCCACCGCCCGAATAATTATTTCCACCACAGGTGTCGCCATTACCGCCGGTTCCGCCCATACCTAGTATATATCCGCAGTTAATTACTTTAACTACATCACCAGATGTCCAAGTATTGCTAATTGTCATGGCTTGAGATCCGGTGCTTCCAGAGTAAACATAAACACCGCTGTTAATTTTTAGTGTAGCACAAGTTTTTCCAGCAACGTATCCGGGAACTTTGCACTTGTTCCATGTATAGTATGCAGTGCTAGATGCCAATGTAACAGTAACAACAACTCTATTAGATTTGCCATAAAAATTGGTTGGCATTGTAATTGTTGAGTTAGGAGTTGTTACGCCAGCCAACGTGCGAACTGCACCATCATTTAAACTAATTTGAGTTGTGCCATTTCCGCCATTTTCTTTTTCAATAGACTGACCAGCGGTTGTTCCCGCTAAACTAATTGGTCCTGATGAGTTTAATGTCATAATTTAATCCTATCTATACGGAGGGCCACTGACCCATGTTACCGCTGAATACCTATCACCAGATGTTACTGGTGTAACTCTATGTTCTAACAAAGAAGGAAAAACAATAATACTTCCTTGCTTCATTATTGGTTGTTTTTCAAAACCTCTAAATTCAAATAAACCGCCTTCAAAATTATCGTTTAATAAAACGCTAATTGATAATTTTCTTAATAAACCGTTTTCCTTTGGCCTATGACTTTCATCTCTATGCCAATTATAAAAACCTTTATTTTCGCTACTATATTTACCAATTTGAATAGAAGATTCTAATTTTGTTAAATCAAAATTCCAACCAGCCTTTTCATTTGCCATATTGACATACATTTGACAAACACAGCCTATTGGGCTGGAAACATCTACCCAAAATAAATCAGTTACCCTTACTTCTTTATCAACAACAAAATCATTTTTGTCTTTTACAGATCCTTCAACCTTATCGTCGTAATTTAAATTAGCAATTTGTTGTTCGCAAAACCATTTTGGTAAAACACTATCCCAGAGCCAATAATCAAACATTAAGGAGTCCCATAAGCAGTTACATTTAACAATGATATAAAATTACCAGTGGAGTCTATGCTGGCAACATTTGTGCCATTATAATTAAAATATAACTTATTGCCATTGGGTGTGATGTTCCAGCCACCTGCATTAGCAATACTTTGTGATACTGCTGCCGTAAGACTTGCCGCAGTCCCAGTTAATCCTGTTCCAGCGCCATAAAATGTGCCAGATATTGATGTTGCGCTAATGCTAGTAGCTGTTAAAGTACTCATAATGGTTGAACCAGTATGCGAAGAGGTACCTACAACAGTTAAATTTCCACCCACATTCCAGTTTCCTGCCGCAGCAGTTTGGGCTGAATAAAAGCCAATTCCATTGCCGCTCACATTTGATGCATCGCAATAAGCTTGACCAGTAGACAATGCTGGAATAATTAAAGATGTAGCACCACCAGAAGCAACCATAGTTAATGGCTGAGTAGTATTATTTACAATTACATATAATTTATTTTGTGCTGGAGCCGTAATTGTTGGCGCGCCGCTTGGGGTTCCAGTAAAAATTAAGCACATATTACGGGCATCGTCTGATGTGCCATTATAGTTTGTCAATGTATATGCGCTTATTCCCTGCAAAGAAATTGCGGTTACTCCTGTAATTGCTTGTTCTAATAAAGTTCCCAAATTGGTGTTGGTCGTTTGACCCCATGTTCCAGATTGATCTCCAGTACCGATAAGGGCTAATTTAAGCGATGGCGAATAAGTGGTTGTCATATTTAATCCTTATTGAGAGTCGTTTATAACAACCCAAGCAATTGTTTGTGAATCATTAATTTTAAACCATCCAGAAAATGTTGAAATATCTGTAATGTTGCTATTTTCTGAAATAGATGATTTAAATGCTGCAATTACTGATGGAACATCGACTGGATTAATATTTTCTGCCACCGTGCCAACAAAAGCAGCAATTACAGATTCTTTATCAGCAGCCGCAAATGTTTCACTAATTACGGAATACTGCGTTTTTAATCCAGTTGAAGATTCTGCGGCGGTAATATTTTCTGAAATAACGCTACTAAAGTTTGCAATTACAGAATCTATTTCAGATTCAGCGCTAATATTTTCATTAATATTTACTGTAAAAACAAAAATACTTGTTTCGGAGTCTGATTCGGTTGTAATTTGCTCATTTGCAATAACTGCATAAGTTTGTGCAGGTTGTGGGATTGAATCTGCAAAACTACTAATAGCCTCTGATATGTTTGCACCATAAGTAATTAAAAAACTTTCAGAGTCTGCAACTGTTACAATTGATTCTGATATAGCACTATTAAATGTTGCAATTACAGCATCAATATCTGTATCTGAAGTAATGGATTCACTAACACTTCCACCATAAATGTTAGATTGGAAAGCATTAAATGGGGCTTGAGCAAATACTGTTTGACCAAACATTATTTACCTTTTAGTGCGTCTACTTCCGCCTTTAGTTCTACGATTGCTTGGAATGCTAGTGAAACTAATTTTGAATAATCTACAGCTAAAGATCCATCTTTTCTAGTTCTTACAGCCAATGGAAATACCTCTTGAACATCTTGAGCTATAACACCAAAATCATGTTTTTTAATAAAGTAATCATCTTCTCCGCCTTTATCATTAATATAATTTTGCGTCCAATCAAAAGTTTTTCCACCAATACAACTAACTTTACCAAGAGCAGATTCAATTGGTTGAATATTTTCTTTGAATTTTTTATCTGATGAATAATATGCTGTTACGTTATTAGTTGCTCTAATTTCTCCAGAAGTTCCTGACGATGGAGTGCCAACACCTAAAGATGTAATATTAGCAGCAGTCGCAGTAAATGCCGTAATTGTTCCAAGAGTCGTAACGTTTGCAAGCGAGGTAAGAGAAGTATTACTAGATGCAGTAATATTTGCTGCATTACCATTAATAGATCCAGAAATAATTGCTGTTACGGCAAGGGTTGCAAGAGTTCCTACAGAAGTTAAGCTAGAAGCTGTAACGTTAGATGCAAGAGTTGTTCCTGCTAAAGTGCTGGCTGGATATCCAGTAGTATTTGTTAAAACACCAGAGGCTGGAGTTCCAAGGGCTGGAGTTACTAAAGAAACGCTAGTTAGCGTAGTATTCCATGTAGGAGATCCAGATCCACCTGATACCAATACTTGACCAGAAGTTCCTGCCGCAGATAAAGCAATAGCTGTTCCGCTTGAATAAGCTACAGCTCCAGCAACCGCAGATAAGTTTGAGTTAGTTCCACCAGAAGATAATCCCAATGGATTTAATAAGCTAGTAACGCCAGACGAACTGATCGTCATAGCATCTACAGTTGTAGTTGTGCCATTAACTACAAAGTGAATTGCATTAGCACCCCATGAGCCAATTGCTATATCCCCATTGGTGGATTCAATAAAGGTCGTATTTGGTAATGAAAGACTATTAATTGGATAACCAGCGGCAGTAGCGTTATAGGTTGTACTGTTTACACCCATATCAATATATGCACCAGTAGTGCCGTAGGCATTGTTACCTACAGTATGTGATGCATATGCGGTATTTCCAGAATTGGTATTTTGAGTAAATGTATAAGCGTAAGTACCAGAATTTCCTACAAAAGTAGCAATATATCCAGTATCAGAAGCGCCTGTACTACCGCCCACATTTAAAGAACCAATGTTAGAACTAGCGCCATTATATGGAATAGCAACAAGATTACTAGCATCTTTATATATCGCTTTTTCAGATGGATAATCAACCCATACTGCTGCAGTGTTTCCAGCCAAATTAATAGCTGATCCAGAGTTACTTGATGATAGGATAGTATTACGAGCTAAAGTATTTCCTGATGATGTGTATGTGCCAATACCTACTTCCCACGCAAAGGATGTATTGTCATAAATGGTGTAATAACAAGTATTACCATTTCCAACGCCAGCAGAAAATGATTGATAACCATTAACCGCTCCAGCCAAAATGACTGAGCCTGTCCCTGTACTGGTCGTTGTTTCCTGTACTCTATCAGCTAATACTAAAGCCATAATTGGCTCCTAAATTAAGACGTTGCGGTAGTGGTGTAAGTAACTGCCAATGAGTCGCCACTGGATACTATTTTGCTTCCTGCTGTGAAAGTGCCAGCGCTATATAAAACACCAGTAGTAGAACCAACTGTTGCAGAAGCAGATGCGCCAGAGTTGATAAAGCAACCAAATACAGTACCACCACTTGTAAATGTAAATGTCAATGCAGAAGCGGCCTTGGATGTGATGTTGCTACCAGCAGCAGATCCATTGTTTGTAGCGGCTGTCCAGTTTGGAGATTGACGGCTACCAGAATATGCAGGAGCATTAGCACCACCAACTTCTTGCCAACCAGCGTGGGAACTAATGGTATCTGATGGAAAATAATTAGCAGTAGCTGATGCGCTTCCTACTAATCCAAGATAGTTAGCACCAGAAGAAGTTCCGCCGCTAGTACCAGTTGCGCCAAAATAATAATCAAAAAGAGCATTTTTGCCTACAGCAGTAACCAAGTTAGGCGCTCTATCTTCCCATTTAATGTTACCTTTTGCATCGTAGCATACTACATCGTAGTATCCTTCAAATCCAACAGAGTTGTCAGATGCAGCGTTACGCATTACCGCAGCAGTGCTGATATCTCCAAATTTTGCTTTTTCCATGTAAAACTCCTTAACTAATTGTCAATACTGCGGTAGTTGATGTTGCCGTTGGGAACGTAACGGTAAACGTATTTGAGCTGGTAATTGTGCTACCAAAATTCAAAATAAAACACGCCGCTCCAGTGGTGCTATTATAAACTAAGGCTCCATTTGCGGAAAGGCTTCCGGACCAAGTAACATTATTAAACGATATATAGGCCGTATTATTGGTCGTATCTTGGGTGGGTGGATTAGATATGGTTAGCGCCTGCCCACCAGCTGTATAACCTATCGCTGTAACCTCATTGGTTGAGGTATAGGCTGTGGTCGTATTGTCTAGGTTAGCATTACCATTGTAAAGCGCAATTTTGTAGGTATATGGAGAAGTAAGGGTAAAGTTCTCCAAACCAGACAAAATATTGGCTTTAAATAAGGTAGTTTGTCCTTGAACAATAGGCATTAGGTTTTAACCATAAGTTTAGTTTGACCATCACGGTAAGCATCGCCACGCTCAAGACCATCACCAAGGCGTTTGATTTCAGAAAGTGCTTCTTGAAACTTGTCTTCGTAATACTTAATGATATCCGCTTCTTGCTTTTGGAATAGCATAGCTTCGCGCATAGAACCATAGAACAAGACTGGATCATAATTGTCTCCAAGCCAGCTTTGACCATTTGGATTATTAAGCGTAGCAATTCCAATAGAAAATCCTGAACCTGTTCCACCCACAGAGGATGATGAAATTGATAAAGTATCCGTTGCAGAATAAAAACTACCACCATTTTGAATGGTGCAACTAGCTACATTACCGCTAGAGTTAATTAAAATATCAGCAGTAGCGCCAGATCCTGATCCACCGGTCAATGGAATATTTTGATATAAACCGGGAGAATACAATGATCCAGCAACAAATGTGCTATTTAAAACACTAATCACGCCTTGAACAATTGATACAGGATAGTAAAAATAATGTAATTCGGCACTATAGGTTGAATCTGGAGTCGGACCGACAATCGCGGTTAGTTCATTGACATTATTAGTAGAGCTGCCAAAAATAGCGTAATACTTAGGTAAAGACCAACTTGTTGTGCCATTGTTGGGGTATGCTTCGCGGATAAAGTTAACATCTTTGTTAATTAGATAAGTATAGTTTCCACTGCTATCAATAACAGCAACAGAATAAGTGGCCAACCAGTCAAACGGCAAAGTTAAATACTGATTTCCAGATGTCAGATTACCGGTTACGTTTTTACGCAGGGATGGGATTTGAACTGCGTTATATATGCGTGTTTCAGCCTGTTCCACAAAAAATGGAATGTTTGCCACAAACGTCGTTTCTGACGTCTGAGCATAGGTCTGAATATTGTTATATAACGTTTCGTAGTTCATTTATTACGCCATTGGTCCACGAGCAATACGGCCTTTAGTAGCTGCACCATTTCCACGGGTTTCTTGTCCGTCTTCTTTGGTTGTGCCTTTACCCCAGCTTACTGCGCTTGCTGGTAGTGGGTCTTTGATATTAGCGGTCTTTGCTGACTTCTCGGTTGCATAGTCGCCCATTTCCATTACTTCATTACCATCAATGATTTTGCCAGCCATCGTGTGTGGACGTGCATAATCGCTTGCTGGATGGTCATAAGGAGCCTTACCAGTCTTAATAGCTGGGCTATTCTTCTTGGTTGGTTTTACATTCTTTGCGGTTGCCATATTAACGACCTCTTGAGCTAGACTTCTGGTTGGCAACGCGAGCCATATTACGGCCCATGCTGCGTAAGTTAGACTGGGTTACACCACCCTTAGCCATTTTCTTAACATCCATGCCGCCTTTTTTAAGCTTGAGCTTGGTATGTTTGCCGGGATGCTCTTGAGCATCGTGTTCTTTCATGGCTTTCTTGATCTCTTTATCAGCGACCATTTTGTCCATTTTCATATCTGCTTTTGTTGATTCCATCTTTGCCATTTTTTACTCCTACGTTGTCGTAATTGTTACTGAATTAATGTTGCCTTTTCCTACTAAATAATTGGGGGTAAGGTTTCTGTCTACACCGCTAGAACCCCCTACAGGATACCAGCCCCACTGTATAACTCTACTACCGCCTTCAGGATAACCAGCTTGTTGAGGGCTGTTACCACCGCCTTGTTGCGTCTGCAATCCACTCGGACCAGATGCGTAATAACTAATATCAGGTCTTGGCTCCCTAACTGCTTGAGGATCATTCACTGGATACAAGCCAAGCTGTAGCTGTGGCTGATCTGGATCCCAACACTCAGGACAAACCTTAATGCTGACTAATTTGGTCTTGATTGTTAGCTTTTTTAATTCAACTAACTTATATCGTTGACCACATCTGTCACATTCCGCAATACTGTGTTTGCCACTAGCATACTTAGTCGGCATACTTACCTCGAATAAAACAAGTTACGAGGTACAAATCTAATTGATACATCTTCTCTATCTTCTTCAATTGCCTGCTGCAACTGTTCCATATATTCTGCTTTTAAGCCAGCGGCACGTTGAATATCCATTCCCGGCAACTTCATAGCCAAGTAGTATGCCAATCCAGCAACTAAACAAGTAATCCAGCGGAACGGGATATCCTGAACATATACACCAGTACCTGAATCCTGAACCCGTCTCATACGCCAATAAACGAGCGTATACGGCGTTCCATTATCGGGGGTAGGCCATACTGCCAAGCTGGGTAATTGCTGGTCGTAAATCGCTGCTCCAACGCTATGTGACGCCGCTGTAGTATTGTACTGTCCGCGGTAGCAGTTTAAAAGCTGGTTTCCTGAAATATTGACATAAGCAATGATCTCGCTATCAATCTGGATAAATCCAGTAGACCGCATATTAAATGTAGAACTCAGGGTAATTGTGGTAGCCGATGGGGTCAAAGAAGCCGCCAATGTTACGCCAGCATAAATATTGGAATTACCGGTTTGACGGTTGTACCAAACTTGAATTGGACGACCATAGGTCAACTTATTAGGGATCGTAGAATAAGTAGACTCAGAAATACGATTTAGGTTGATATCCTGCTGATTGGCGGCGCTAGAGTTATTAGTGCGAGTAACCAAATCTAGGATGTCAATCGTATCAGCGCCAACTGGATATATAGCTTGGCCATATACCAATGGAATAGAAATTTCCTCTACTGTCCAAAAGTTTATGCCGCGGTTAGCCCATTCAATCGTTAATAGGTTAATAGACCTTTTTGCGGTGCGAAGATCATATCCAGTGCGTAACTGCGAGCCACAACGCTCAAAGGCTTCTTCTACAAGCTCAGTGAGGTCAAGGTTAAATGTTGAATTACCACTGGTATATGCCATTATTTTTTCTTCATGCCTTTAAGGGTTTCAGCCAATCTAGCTCTCTGCCCTAGCTTGCCGGGCTTCTTTGCAGCAGCAGCTAGTTTCTTAGCAGGAATAGTTTTGCCTTCCTTAACGCCTAATTCTTTTTTTAATGCACCGGGCTTTTTGATAGCCTTTTGAATCCATTTTTCAGCCATTTTTAACTCGCTTGTGTAGTGACTTCTGGAGCAACTTCTACAGGGGTAACTGCGGGCGCAGGTGCTGTATCAACCACAGGATCAACAACAGGAGCAACAACTGGAGCGGGAGCAGCGTTGGAAATATGGGATTCCAAGCTTGCAATGATTGCTTCAGTTTTAGGATTGACTGCGCCAAAAGCGTTTTTTTCATTATTAAAAGCTTTCTTAATTATATCTAAAAGATGTTCTGCTTCTTGTTCTAAATGCTGTAATAAACTCATTTTTTCCTCGCTGCTCTCATGTTATCAACTAAATTAGGGTATGGTCTGCCAGCTGCTTTAGCCATAGCCTTGGCACTAGCTTTTTTGGCTGGTGATAGCTTTTTAGATTTGCCTAATCCTTTTGGACGTGGCTTATCCCAAACTTCACCGCCTTTAGCAAAAAGTTCAACATCATTCGGATTATCCGTGCGATGGATAACCTTTTTCTTAGGCATTTTGGAAGGGCTTAGTGCGCCCATTCCGCGACTCGCCATCATTACTTTTTGCCCTTAGCATAGCCACCGCCACACATTGCTTTAACGTGTTCGTGGTGCAGCTTATGACCAGCAGCGTGTTTCTTAAAATGCTCGTGGTGTTGAACGTGTCCGTCGCCGCCATGATGCTTTTCAATATGCTCTGGGTGAATCATATGCTCTTCAGCTTGCATATCTTTAGAGATTGGTGGGTGATCCATTTTCATAATATTTCCTTTATTAGCAATATTTACCGCGGGTTTTTCCCTTTTGTGCAATACCATCAGCACGGGATGATGCAGTACCGCCAGAAGCCATCTTCTTGACCATACCACCTTTTTTCTTGGTATTAACAGGAGCGCCATTACCAATATCGTTACCAGCCATTTTTACATTAGTTCCACGAGTCATACCGCGCTCTTGATCTGGATGTTGACCAAATGGTTTGATACCCTTTTTAGAAGGAGCCATTTCGCCTTTTTCTACTGGGAACTTAGTCATTCCACCAGCAGCCATTTTTTTAACCTTGCCGCCTTTTTTCATTGAAGATTCAAAAGACTTCATGTTGCCTTCAGACTCAATTGGCTCGGTCTTGCCGGAGTCACCTAGGTTCATGCCACGGGTTAAACCGCGCTTTTGAACATCAGATTGACCAAATTTACGATGCTTGTTAGAACCAGCTTCTACGTCTTTCGACATATTGCGTGGACCCATTGTTTCTTTCATTTTCATATCGCCACCCTTTTTAAAAGATTTGCCCTTATCGGCCTTTACAAAATCCTCACCGACAGAGCGAGGGATGCCTACTTTCTTAGCAAATTTCGCATTATGCGCAACTGCTTCCATCAAATTGTGTTGCTTTTTAGAGACACTTGGCATTATACAAAGCGTCCTTTGGTATGTCCTTTGGTAATGCATCCATCAGCACGTTTAGAAGC